CCGCTATTGCGGCCCGCAGATAGGCTTCGATCAACCCGTCCTGCAATCCCTCCTCGGCAAAGCCGGTGCCCAGTCGCAAATGGTCCCGCATCGCCCCGATCGGCAAAGCCGCGACCGGAATGGCCGTGTCCTCGTTCAACATTTGGGTCATCTCCGCTTCCCGAAAGGCCAAAGCTTCAGTGCGCAAGACAGCCCCCGCCCGGCGAAAGCCAACGCCCGCGCACCGGTTGCCGCCCCTGTGCAGGGGCGGCGCGCCAGTCCGACGTCAGGTCAGGGCGAACTTCAGCAGCTTGATCGCCGCATAGTCGCTGATGTCGCCCCCCACGCGCTTGGTCGCATAGAACAGCACATGCGGCTTGGCCGAGAACGGATCGCGCAAGATGCGCAGGTCTGTCCGTTCCGCAATTGTGTAGCCGGCGGCAAAGTCGCCAAAGGCAATCGCATGCGCATTGGCGGCAATGTCAGGCATGTCCTCGCAGATCAGCACCGGATAGCCCATCAGGCGCGGCGGTTCGGCCACAGCCAGCCCGTCAGCCCACATGAACCGGCCATCGGCGTCCTTCATCTTCCGCACGGCCCCCGCCGTCTTGGAATTCATCACGAAGGTCGCCTTGGCCCGATAGGGTGCCGCCAGAGCATAGACGAGGTTCACGATGCAATCGACGGCGTTGGTCGTCGGGAAATCCGCAGCAGCACCACTGGCCACATAGCCCAGGCTGCCCCAGGTCCAAGCGGAATTCGGAACCTTGGCCGGCAGCAGGATGCCCTTGGGCTTGTCCGCCCCGTCGCCGTTCACAAAAGCTGCCGATTCCGACCGGATGAAGCGCGAGGCGATCTTTTCCGCCAGCCAGCCCTCCACGTCAAAGGCACTGTCATCCAGCAGCCGCTGACTTGCCTTCGGCATTGCGGCAAGCTGGTGCAGCCGGATCGAAATACGCTCGATCAGCGGCGTCGCCGTCTCGCTGACCGATCCGGTCTCGGTCACCCATCCTGTGCCCACGTCGGACCGGTCAATCAACACATCGAAGTTCGAGGCGTCGACCGTGACAACGCTGGCAATCGACCGGATCGACCCGGTTGCAACCAGCATCGATTTCACCGTATCCGCCGTGCGCGGATCCACCAGATAGCCGCCGTCGCCCGCAACGGCTGTGCTCAGCGCCTTTCCTTCCAGGGCAAGGCCCCGCAGCGCCTCGTCATCGCCGTGGCGCAGATAGGCGTTGAAGGCCTTCTTGTGCGGCTCCTCGGTTTCGACAGCGGTCGAAAGTATCGGGCGCCCATAGGTCATCGTCTTGGCTTGAAGCATGGTCAGTCGCTCTTCCTGTTGATGCAACGCAGATGTCACTTCGGCTTGAAAGCCATTGAATTCCTGCAGAAAACCAGACAACGCTTCGGTCGCCTGTTCAGCCGGTCCAGCGGCTCCGGGGCGATGTGCCGCGGGCCGGGTTTTGGTCTCACTCATCTTGTCCCCCGTGTTTAGGCCGCGTCAGCGCGCGGCCAGATCGCGGCGCGCCTGCTCGAACAGCTTCGCCAGCGCGCTCCAGTCAGCCCCGGCGGCAGGGTCGGCCTTCGCCTGAACCCGCGCTTCGGCCAGCATGGGAAAGGTCACCAGAGACACTTCCCAAAGGTCCAATTCCTGCAGCAGCCGCTGCCCCTTGGCGTCCCGCTCAGCCCGCAGGGTGCGATACCCGATGGACAGCCCATCAATCGCGCCCGCCGCCAGCAGGGCAGCCGCCTCCTGCCCGCGCGCAACATCCGTCAGGATGCGCCCCTTGACATACAGGCCCGTGGCATCCTCGCGTACCTCGTCCCATACCCCGATGGGCTGCGCCGGATCGTGCTGCCACAGCATCTTGACCCGCCGGCCCGATGCCGCCAGGGCCGCAAGCGATGCGGCATAAGCGCCGCGCCCCACCACATCCCCGCCCTGGTCCCGCCGCCCGAAGATCGAGGCATAGCCTTCAACCCGCGATCCGTCAGTCACCGTGATCCCGGCCTCCGGGCGATGGAACTTTCGCTCCGGCGCGCCCGCCTGTATCCTGTCATCCATGTCGCTGCTACCTCATCGCTGCCGCAATCACGGCCTCTGCCATCTGCGCCAGCAGAAAGCAGGCCACGCCGAAAACTCCTACCCAGATGCGCTTTTCCAGCCGCTCCAGCGCCGCGTCGATCTGGCCCAGGCGAAACTCCAGCGCGGCCCAGCGTTCCTGCGCCACCCGCTCATTCGCCTCGATCTTCGCGGCAGCCGCGTCAAAGCTGTCATACAGAAACCGTGATCCCCCGCCCGCGTCCCGCATGCTCAGCCCTCCGCCAGCGGCGGCAGGCCCAGGGCGGCCCGCTTTTCTGCCGGGCTCAGGAAATCCGCTGCCCCGACGCGCGCCCAGTGCTGGTCGCGCTCTGCAGCCAGGGCCGGCACCTGATCGGGATCGGGGCGCAACTCCACCTCTTCCCCGGTAAAGGTCGACAGCCAGTGTGAAATCGCGGCCGTCACCTTGCCTGCAAGCGGCAGTACCGTCAGCCGGTAAAAGGCGCGATGAGCCTCCTGGTAATTGGCATAGGTCGCCTCACCCGGTATCCCCAACAGCATCGGCGGAATTCCAAAAGCCATTGCAATTTCGCGCGCCGCCGCCTCTTTGGTTTGCTGGAACTCCATGTCAGACGGCGAAAAGCCCATCGGCTTCCAGTCCAGCCCCCCTTCCAGCAGCATCGGACGGCCCGCATTGCGCGCGCCCTGATGATGGCTTTCCATCTCGCTCACCAGCCGGTCATACTGATCGGCGCTCAGGTTGCCCTGCCCGTCCACGCCCCGGTAAACAATTGCGCCTGAAGGCCGGGCGGCATTGTCGAGCAGCGCCTTTGACCAGGCCGATGCGGAATTGTGCACATCCAATGCCACGCCCGCCGCCTGCAATGGCGAAAAGCCGTAATGGTCATCCTGCGGATGGAACGACCGGATGTGACAGATCGGCGGCGGCCCCCCCAACATCGAAAACCGGTGCGTCCGCCCGCCCACGGCATAGTCATAGGCAGCGGGCCAACCATCCGCCCCCGGAACCAGACTCATTCGGTCTGGCCGCAGCACATGCACCTCTCCCGGCAGGGCCGCTCCACCCGGCACAGCCTCCAGATAGCCGTTGCCTGACAGCAGCAGAAACCCGTACAGCGCTTCGAACAGATCGGCACGTCCCTGTGCCGCATTCGGTCGCCGGATCAGCTCCAGCACGGGATGCGTCTCATAGCGCCGGTCGCGGTCCTGCAGGATCAGCGGCAGCGCCGACGCGGCTTCGGCAATCAGCTTCACCGCGCGAAAGGCCACCGGATTGCTTTGAAAACCGGTCCGCGTCAGCGAAACCGTGTCCCTCGGACTCCAAACCGCGCGGCCGCCGCCCCGGAACGTCACAAGCGCGCCCGTGGCCGAGGCCTTGTGTTCCGGTGCCTGCGCCCGCCCGCGCCACAGAAAGTCGAATTTCATTGCGAACCTGCTCCTCTGTCCTCGGACATGGCTGTTCCGTCCCCGGCCCGGCGGCCAAAGCCCGAACGCATGATGGTGGTCTGGAATCGCCCGGCTAAAGCGGGCGGATGCCGGGCCTTTGCCAGGCCCGGGCCGGTTCAATCATCAGGTCGGTCAGCGCCCAGACCAGCGCATCCACCCGGTCCGGGCTGCCGCTGCCGGTGTAGCCCTGCCGCGCGAAACGGCACATCTGGTCTTCCAGCGCGTCCATTCCCCTCAGGTGCCGCACCCGGCCCTGTTCATACAACGCCGCCACAGGCTCTGCCCGCGCGGCCTTGTCCCGCACCGCATGAACCGCGCGATAGGGGATCAGCGCATCCACCTGCCGGATCACGCTTTCCACCAGCTGCCCGCCCTGGTTCACTTCCGCCACCAGCCGGTCGGCCTTGTGGCGGTGAAACGCATCAATCGCGGCCTGCGCCCAGCCCTGCGGCGTTGCCGCCCTCACACTGGCATCCTCCAGGACCACGGCGCGCCAGCTCTGCGGCGGCCCTTCGGTGATCGCCCCCACCACCACGATTCCGCATTCATCCGATCCGCGATGCCCTGAAACCGGCGGGTCAACTGCAACCACGATCCGGTTCAGCGGCGGTTCCTCGCCCAGCCGCAGCGCTTCAAGCTGCCCGGCCGTCCAAAGCGCACCCTCGACCTCTTCCAGCAGAATACCGTCCAGCTCCTGCCGCCCCATCCAGGTTCCGGAATAGCGGCTGCGAATCTCTTCCAGAAAGCTTGCGGCCAGATAGGCCCGGTTCGCCTCGGTCGGTGCATGGGTCAGCACCGTCGACGGATTCTTCAGCACCGCCTTCAACACCTCAACATTGCGCGGCGTCGTGGTGACGACCTGTCGCGGATTGCTCCCCAATCGCAGCGCAAACTGCAGCATGTCCCAGGTTTCGCCAGCCTTCTTCCATTTCGCCAGCTCGTCTGCCCAGGCCGCGTCGAACTGAGGTCCGCGCAAGCTGTCAGGATCATGCGCCGAATACACCTGCGCCACGGCACCATTGGGCCAGACCAGCCGCCTGCGGGTGGCCTCCCACTCCGGACGGCGGTCGGGCGGCGAACAGGCAAGGATCCCACTGTCGCCAAAGATCATCACCTCACGGACCTGATCCACCGTCTCGCCGACAAGGGCCACCCGTTTAGCCCGGCCCGGGTCCAGCGGGCGCGGCCCTTCCACCTCAGAGCGGACCCATTCGGACCCCGCCCGGGTCTTGCCCGCACCGCGGCCGCCCATGACAACCCAGGTCTTCCAGGCGCCGTCGGGCGGCAGCTGATGCGGAAAGGCCCAGAACTCGAACATCCAGGGCAAGGCCAGCAAGGCGTTTTCATCCAGTCCGGTCAGAAACTCAGTCACCGCCTCCGGCGTCGCGGAGGCAAGCCAGCCGGCGCCCGATCTCAGCTCGCGCCGCGTCAAAGTCGATTGCATAGTCGTGGACGACCCCGGCAACCTGCTTGCGGAGTTTTTCAATGCGCGTCCTTTCATCCATTACCAACTGGAAGGCGGCCTTCAGGTCCTTCACCGCCTGTGCCGCAGCCTTCACCTCATCCACCGACCCTTGCCGAAGCTTGCGCTGCGCCAGAACCAGATCTTCTGCCGCCTGCCGGTACAGGTCTTCTGTCGCTTCCAGAAGATCGACGGGGGGCGGGTCGTCCGATGGGAAATCCTGAATCATCACCCCCTGCACCCGCTGTCTTGCCGGATCGCATGGGCAAATGAAAAAGCGGCGCCGGGATACCCCCGTGCCGCTTGCCCACCTCTTCTAGCATGCCA